AAATAAAAAGTTTACATTAAATATAAGGGACGTAATTTTACCTTCGTTTTTTGAAAATCAAGCTCACCAATGGATTGTAAAAGAAACACTACAATATTTTGATGAATATCATTTATCACCTACTTTAGATTTTTTAAAAATAGAAGTTAAAAAGATAGATAATGATGTTTTACAAACTGCTATTGTTGATCAATTAAAAGAAGTTTATAAATTAATAAATGAAGATCAAGAGTATGTTGAACAGGAATTTTCTAATTTTTGTAAAAACCAATCATTAAAATCAGCTTTATTAAAATCTGTAGATTTACTACAGGATGGGATGTTTGATGATATTAGATTTACTATTGATAATGCTTTAAAAGCAGGACAAGATAAAAATATAGGACATGAATATATTAAAGATGTTGAAGCACGTTATACTGAAGAAGATAGACAAGTAATACCTACACCATGGCCTGTTATTAATGAAAAACTAATGGGTGGTTTAGGTGGAGGTGATTTCGGTTTAATATTTGGTTCACCTGGTGGAGGTAAATCTTGGACTATGGTTGCTTTAGGAGCACATGCCGTAAAATTAGGATTAAATGTAGTACATTATACTTTAGAATTATCTGAGGGATATATTGGTAAACGTTATGATTCTTATTTCCTTAATCACCCAGTAAACACAATACATTTACAAAAAGAAAAAGTAGAAAAGTATATAGATGGATTAAAAGGAACTTTAACTATTAAAGAATATGCTCCTGGTAATGCTTCTATTTCTACACTTGAGGGGCATATACAAAAAATGACCGATTTAGGATATCCTCCAGATTTAATTATTATTGATTATGTTGATTTATTAAAAAGCAATTCAAATGTTAAAGATGAAAAAGAAAAATTAGATAATACCTATGTTTCTACCAAAGCATTAGCTCGAACTTTAAATGTACCTATATGGTCTGTTTCTCAAGTTAATAGAGCAGGTGCAAAAGATGATGTAATTGAAGGAGATAAAGCAGCAGGTTCATATAATAAAATTATGATTACAGATTTCTGTATGTCTTTATCAAGATTACCTCAAGATAAAATTAATGGTACTGGTAGATTTTTCTTAATGAAAAATAGATATGGTATGGATGGAATGACTTATTATGCTACTGTTGATGTCTCAACGGGCCACATAGAAATTGAGGATACTATCAGAGAAATTGATGAATCCCCAGCTGCACCTAAACAGGCTTTTGCAAATGATTATTCTGAAAGAGATAAAGGAACTTTAAGTAAATTTTTTCAAAACTCTACCAATAGTGCTTAATATATATTATATTTATAAACCCGTTATTAAAAAGTTAATTAACAATCTATGAGAGACATTACTAAAGAAAGAATAGTTTATAAACCTTTTGAATATCAAGAACCCTATGATTATTGGATGAAGCAACACCAAGCTCATTGGTTACATACTGAAGTTCCTATGATGTCTGATGTAAATGATTGGAAACAAAACCTTAATAAAACTGAAAAAAATATTATTGGTACTATTTTAAAGGGTTTTGCTCAAACAGAAACTGTAGTAAATGATTATTGGTCAAGTTTAGTTACAAAATGGTTTAGAAAACCAGAAATAATTATGATGGCTGTTACTTTTGGTGCTTTTGAAACCATTCATGCCGAAGCTTATTCATTATTAAATGAAGAATTGGGCTTAGATAATTTTGCTGAATTTATGGAAGATGAAGCAACAATGGCTAAAATTGAAGCTTTAACTAGTGTAAGAGATGACCATAATGGAGAAGTTAATTGGAGTGAAAGAGCTCGTTCATTAGCTATATTTTCTGCATTTACTGAAGGAGTAAATTTATTCTCTTCTTTTGCTATTTTATTATCTTTTAAATTAAGAAATAAACTTAAAGGAGTAGGCCAAATAGTAGAGTGGAGCATCAGAGATGAATCATTGCATTCAGATGCTGGATGTTGGTTATTTAGACAATTATTAGAAGAAAAACCAGAATTAAATACTCCCAAATTACAAAAACAAATAGAAGATGCTGCTAATTTATCTTTAAAATTAGAATTAGATTTTATTAAAAAAGTATTTGAAATGGGTGATTTAGAAGGATGTACTCAATATGATTTAGTTTCTTTTATTAAACACAGGACTAATACTAAAATGGGTGACTTAGGTTATAAACCTATTGTTAATGATATTGATAAAGCATCAATAGAAAGAATGAAATGGTTTGATTCTCTATCAGCAGGAAAGCAACACACTGATTTCTTTGCATCTAGAGTTACAAACTATTCCAAAGGTGCCCAAAACTGGGACGCAAATGATTTATTTTAATTTAAAAAACAATACAATGAAAAAACTAATTTTATCAATTATCGCAACTACAATGTTATTTGGTTGTGCATCAAAAACAACAACTAAAAAAGTAGAATCTGATCCTGTTACTATAACAATGAAAGTTGTAAATAGTACTGATGCTGATTTTATAGTTAATTGTTCTTGGTGTGTAGATAAAAAAGATCAATCTACTACTGTTAAAGCTGGTGATAGTTATTTATTACAATCAAATACACATGATCCAAGTGGTACAGTATTTACTGTTCATCCTAAACCACCAACTACAATTACTCAACCAGATCCTAGTGAAGGAACGTTTCAAATGACATATGGTTATTGGAATGGGGCTGCTCATGTTACTTGTGATGATATTTGTAATAATTCAAATCCAACAGAAAAAACACATTATACGGGTTGTAACTGGGTATTTGATGCTGCTTTTGCAAGTGGTAAAGGTATAAATTCAGTAGTAACATTCACAACTAAAACTTTTACTGAATAAAAAAATGGACAATACTTTAACAGTAAGTACAGAAAATTGGGAAAAAGGTAAAGATTATCCCGAATTTATGGATGAAATATCCTTAGCTACAATTTCAAAAGGTTATTTACTTCCTGGAGAAACCCCTAAAAAAGCATATAGAAGAGTAGCCTCAGCTGCAGCAATGCGTTTAAAAAAACCAGAATTAGAAAATAAATTCTACAAACTAATGTGGAATGGGTGGTTAGGCTTAGCCTCTCCGGTTTTATCAAATATGGGAACTGATAGAGGTTTACCAATTTCATGTTTTGGTATTGATACACCTGATTCTGTTAGAGGTATTGGTTTAACAAATGCTGAATTAATGAAATTAACTTCTCAAGGAGGAGGAGTTGGAATTTCTGTATCAAGAATTCGTCATAGAGGAACAGAAATTACAGGTAATGGTAAAAGTGAGGGAGTTGTTCCTTGGTGTAAAATTTATGATTCTTCAATTATTGCTACTAATCAAGGTTCAGTAAGAAGAGGAGCTGCTTCCGTTAATTTAGATATTAACCATTTAGATATAGATGAGTTTTTAGAAATTCGCAGACCAAAAGGAGATCCAAATAGACAATGTCTTAATTTACATCAATGTGTAGTAGTAGACGATACATTTATGCGTAAGTTAGAATCTAGAGATTCAGACGCTATGGAACGTTGGGCTAAAATTCTTAAAGCAAGAATGGAAACCGGTGAACCCTATATTATGTATAAAGATAATGTTAATAAAAACAACCCAATTGCTTATATGATGAACAATTTGGATGTTTCTATGACTAACATTTGTACTGAAATTACTTTATTTACAGATGAAGAACATTCATTTATTTGCTGTTTATCTTCTTTAAATTTAGCTAAATATGATGAATGGAAAGATACAGATGCTGTAGAATTATCTACTTGGTTTTTAGATGGTGTAATGCAAGAATTTATAGATAAATCTAATGGTAGAGATTCACTAAAAAGAACACATGCTCATGCTAAAAAAGGTAGAGCTTTAGGATTAGGTGTAATGGGATGGCACACATTTTTACAACAAAAAGGAATGCCTTTTAACTCAATTTCCTCAACAGCATATACTCATAATATATTTTCAGATATTAAATTAAAAGCTGAAAAGGCTTCAAGAGATTTAGCTGCTGAATATGGAGAACCATTATGGTGTAAAGGTACTGGTATGAGAAACACACATTTACTTGCAATAGCTCCTACCGTATCGAATAGCGTTATAACTGGTGGTATTTCTGCTGGTATTGAGCCGTTACCCGCTAATATTTACACATTTAACGGCGCTAAAGGAACTTTTATTCGTAAAAATAAAGTATTACAGGATATTTTAGCTAATAAAAAGGAAGATAAAAATAAATGGTGGGATCAAATGCTCCAAGAAGGAGGATCAGTTCAAAATTTACCTGATACTATTTTATCTCCCGAAGATAAAGAATTATTCTTAACATTTTCAGAAATCAATCAATTAGAATTAGTTAGACAATCAGCTATCCGCCAACGTTACATTGATCAAACTCAATCTTTAAATTTATCTTTTGACCCAAGTGATTCACCTAAGTGGATTAATCAAGTTCATATAGAAGCTTGGAAATTAGGAGTTAAAACTTTATATTACCTAAGAACAGATTCGGTAATTAAGGGAGATTTAGGATCCAGAATGGCTGATTGTGTTTCTTGTGATGGGTAATTTGGTTACCTGAAAATAAGTTCGTATATTTACGGATAAACAAAAAATAAAGGTTATGGCAGACGGAAAATATCCAAAAATACCAATTTCAATTGTATTTGCAACATCAAAAAATTCAAATGCAAAAATTAAAATAAAGACTGTTAGCAATAGAAATATTGATGAACTAATAGATTTAGATTACCGCATACCTGGTATACCTAATAAGGCAATTATCAAAGAAGTAGGTATGGGGAAAATATTCATTGAACGTTATAAAAAGAAGTATGGCATTTAATCCTACCCTATCACGTTCTCGTTTAAAAAAGGAGTTTTCTAAATTACAAAAACTCAATTACAATCAATTTCGATGGTGGAGAATGTATGATACAAAAGTCAAACCATTAGATAATCGTAAACCACTTCGCGATCGTATTTTTAATGGTGATTATGATTTTTCACATTATTGGTATCAAGCAGCATGGGTTGAACATGAACTAAATGATTTGGAAATTGAATGTAATGGTGATAGTGGTTTGTTTGTAGAAAAAGGTGCTGTATTAAGAGCACGTCGCAAACGTTTACTTGAAGATTTTGAAAAAGATGAATTTGATAAGTTAAATTCATTATATAATGAGTTTCCTAAATACTTTCGTGTTAATAAGGAACAAGTAAAAGAGGAAATGGTAAACTTTAGTGGTTCCCTGATTGATTTTTATTATCATATAGATGACAAATATAAAATATTACATATAAGTTATGAACAAATTAAAAAAAGAGGTAGACCTAGAAAAACTGCCTAACCCAAAATTACACCAAATAGTATCTTTTATCAAATCAACAATCCGAATTGTAGCTTGTGTAGCTGGATTATGGGGATGGTATGAAATAGGATTTATAGGATTACTTTTAGCTGAAGTGGTTGGTGTTTATGAAGAATTAGTTTAATTAAATTAGCAACATGAAAAAAATACTTTATTTTACTGCAGCATGGTGTGGGCCATGCAAAACATTAGGTCCAGTAATGGATTCTTTAAGTGGACAAATTAACTTTCAAAAAGTTGATGTAGATGGTAACCAAGATATGTCTATAAAATATGGAGTTAGAAATGTACCTTCATTAATTTTAGTAGATGAATCAGGAGTTGCTAAAGGGAGGTTAGTAGGAATGCAATCAAAAGAAGCAATTTTAAATTTTTATAATGGGTAAATTTCAATCAACAAAAATATTTGACGGGTTCTCAACTGTATTTCGTCAATTTAAAGCAGAAGAAACACACTGTAAATATCTTCATGGTTATGGGATATCATTTAAAGTATGGTTTGAAGGTGAATTAGATGAAAAAAACTGGGTTTGGGATTTTGGAGGTATGAAACGTGCTGAAACTCAAATTGATGGTAAATCCCCTAAAGAGTGGATGGATTATATGTTTGATCATACTGTTATAGTAGCAGAAGATGATCCATTTGTAGAATCGTTTCAATCAATGGGTGTACATGAAGTAGCACAAGTAAGAGTAGTCCCAGCAGTTGGAGCAGAAAAATTTGCTGAATATGTTTTTAATAAATTAAATACCTTTGTTAAAGCTGAAACTAAAAACAGAGTTAAAGTAGTAAGGGTAGAATTTATGGAACACAGTAAAAATAGTGCTATATATGAAGGTTAGTCATGAAGTTCCCCGTTGTTTATTAAATAATAGTCGTGAATGGAATGATTATGATTATTGCCTCCCTCATCTATTAGATAAGGATGAACAATATAAAAACTTCTTTTATGAATCTAAAAAACAAGGACGTTATATTATAATGGATAATTCGCTTCACGAATTAGGTGAAGCATATGATCATAGACGTTTAAGATATTGGATTGATGAATTAGAACCCGATGAATTTATTGTACCTGATGTTTGGATGAAATGTAGTCAAACAGCTGCACAGGCTAAATATTGGAAACAATTTGAATACCCAGAAAAAACAAAATTAGTAGCGGTAATTCAAGGTGAAGATAAAAATGAAGCTTATTTATGTGCTAATTTATTAATAAATTTAGGTTATAAAAAATTATGTGTTTCATATGGTGCAACTTGGTATAATAGTTTTTTTCCTCATACTAATGTAGATATGGGAAAATCATTAGGTAGAGTAAGATTTGTAAATGGTTTACTAAAATTAAATAATTTTAATGATATTAAACTCCATTTATTAGGTTGTTCAATTCCACAGGAATTTGGTTGGTATGATAACCATCCACAAATAGAATCGATTGACACATCAAACCCCATTATGTCAGCTTTAGAAGGTATTAAATATAAAAGTTTTGGTTTAAATAAAAAACCATCTCCTAATATGAATACTTATTTTGATATAAATCATAATGCATTAAATTATAATTTAGTATTAACAAATGTAAAACAATTTCGTAAAATAAATGGATTAAAAAATTATGACAGAAATAATTAAACATATTTTTGGTTTTTGTGGAGAACATTTTCACCCAAATATTTGGACCCTTTTAATAGGAGGATTTGGGATATCAACAATCTTTTCGTATATTATTTCTTATATAAAATGTAAATTTAAAGCGTTTGCCTATACGCTTAGTAATACCTGGCAAAAGAAAAATAAATAAAAATGGCAAAAAACGTCGTAGTATCCTTAAGTGGAGGAATGGATTCCTCAACATTATTACTTAGAACATTAACTGAGTATAATACAGTAACTGCTTTATCTTTTGATTATGGTCAAAAACATAAAGTAGAATTAGATAAAGCCCAAGAATTAGTAGACTATTTAAAAGAAAATGGGCATTATATTACATATCAAGTAGTTAAACTTGATGGATTATCACAATTATTAAGCTCAGCTTTAGTAGATGGAGGTGAGGATGTTCCTGAAGGTCATTATGAACAAGATAATATGAAAGAAACAGTTGTACCTAATAGGAATAAAATATTTGCTTCTATTGTTCAAGCTGTAGCATTATCTATAGCAAATGATACTGAAGAAAAAACAGATATTGCTTTAGGCATTCACGCTGGAGATCATGCTATTTATCCTGATTGTAGACAAGAATTTAGAGATGCCGATGATGCCGCATTTAGAATTGGAAATTGGGAAGCTGATCGTGTTGGCTATTTTACCCCATATTTAGACACAGATAAACTTGGAATATTAAAAGATGGACAAGAACTCATTAAACAATTGGAATTGGATTTTGATGAAGTATACAAAAGAACAAATACCTCATACAAACCCTACCCATCAGGTAACTCTGATTACAAAAGTGCTTCATCTGTTGAAAGAATTGAAGCGTTTATTAATTTGGGTCGTAAAGATCCCGTACAATATGAGGATGAAAGTGGAGAAGTTAAATATGATATTGCGGAAACATATGTAAAGGAACTTTTAGCAAATCATACTGCAGTATTGGGTGATGCTTAATAAATAAATTAAATTTTTAAAAAATGGGGCCGCTTAAGCGGTCTCCTTTATATATTTATCATAGTACAAAAAACAGCTGTAAATGTCTACATTCACTAATAGGACGATCAAGTCTACCTATGATCAGTTATTACATATAGAAAATGAGAGAATTCAAAATGGATTAGGATATACTCGTTTAACTGCTTCACTAGATTTATCAGGTTCAACTGCGCTCACAGGATCATTATTTGTAAGTGGGACAACCGCTTTTACGGGTTCTGTTAGTATGTCTGGAAATTTAATTATAGATGGTACTGCTTCTATTACTTATTTAGTAACTACGTATGAATCTTCTTCTATTATATTTGCAAGTGGTTCTACTAAGTTTGGAGATTCCTTAGATGATACTCATCAATTTACAGGTAGTGTAACCATAACGGGTTCTTTAAATAGTCCTTATATCAGTGGTTCATTTAGTGGGTCATATCAAGGTGATGGTTCTGGATTAACAGGAACAATAACTTCATCACATGCGGTTACAGCAAGTCATGCTATATCTTCTAGTTATGCAGTATCTGCCTCGGAAGCAACATTAGCAACAAATGTATTTGTAAATCCTGATGATAGTGATGCTAGTACAAATTATATTTTATTTGCTCAAGGTACATCTGGAAGTCATAGAGCTAATACAGATATAGGGCTTAATTATGTTCCTTCTACTAATACATTAACAGCAACTAAATTTATAGGTGCTTTAGAAGGGAATGCAACATCTGCAGATACAGCTTCTGTAGTACTAGGTACAATTACCTCAGCCTCTTTTGCTGTTACAGCATCATATGCTGAAAGTTCTTCTGTTAATATTATTACCTCTGGTTCATTTGCAGCAAGTGGTGATGGTCCATTTACAGGTTCATTTTCAAGTAGTTTTTATTCTTTCCTATCAGGATCAATGACTGGTTCTTATACAGGATCTTTTACAGGTAGTGGAGCTCAAATTGTAGGTGTTATTTCATCTTCATTTGCTGAAACTGCTTCATTTGCATTAAACGCAGGTGGTGGTGCTGCTTCAGGATTTCCATTTAGCGGATCAGCTGATATAACAGGTTCTTTAGCAGTTACAGGTACTTTCTTTGCTACTAGCATAACAGAAACCTCAGCTTTAAGATATAAGCAAAATGTATCTAGTTTAGATTCAGTAGCTAATTTATATAAATTACGTCCTGTTACATTTGATTGGAAAGATACTGGGTTTAAAGATATAGGATTAATTGCAGAAGAAGTAGAAAAACACATCCCTGAATTAGTACATATTGATGAAAATGGAGGAGCGGATGGTATAAAATATTCTAAATTAACATCTTTATTAATTAAAGCTGTTCAAGATCAACAAAAAGAAATAATAGATTTAAAAACTCGATTAGATAGTTTGGATACCTAAAATAGTTTTATTATATTGGGACCAATATAAATGGTCAAGTGACTGTAAAACCACTTAAAAAAATTAACATATGTTAAAAAGAGTTGAGGACTATTCTAAAGTTCTCCCAATTGTCGAAGTATATACCGCAGTACAAAGTGAAGGAAGTCGTCAAGGTTATCCTACCATTGTTGTACGTACATCTGGATGCACACATCGATGCTATTTTGGCGAAGGTGGATGGTGTGATTCTTGGTATACTTCTATTCATCCTGAAAAAGGAAAATATGCATTTAATGATATAATTAAAATGTATGATGAAAACCCTCACATTACAGAAATGATGTTAACAGGAGGGTCACCAACTATGCACCCCGCCCTTGTAAATGAATTAACACATCTCGCTAATGAAAGAAATATATTTGTTACTATTGAAACTGAAGGAAGCCATTTTCTTGCTACTGACTATCCCATTAATCTTCTTAGTATTAGTCCTAAGTTTTCCAATAGTATTCCTGTATTGGGAGTTAAGACACCTCAAGGTGCAATTACGGATGAAAAAATGGTCACACGCCACAACAAACTCAGATTAAATAAAGATGCAATTAAAAAAAGTATTGATTATCACCATGACTACCATATTAAGCCTGTCCTTGACAAAGAGCTTTCAATGGTTGGAGAAGTTGAAGATTTTTTAAATGAATTAGAAATCCCTAATGAAAAAGTATGGGCAATGCCCGCGGGGGATGATCGTATTTCATTAATGGAAAGTTATCCTGTAGTTATGGATTTTGTAAGAGATAAAGGATGGAGGTTTACAGGACGTGCTCACATTATGGCTTTTGATACAGAACGTGAAGTGTAATGAAAACATTTTGGAGGGTATGGGCTAAAGCCTTAGGTGAAAAAGTTGGAACCACAAAAGAAGCAGATAAAATTGCTTTTATAAGAACTTTAATAGTATTACAAGCAGTAATATGTAATATTTTTATAGTATGGAATATTATCAGAAATTGGAATGACTAAAGAAGCAGCATTAGAGGTTTTAAGTACAATAAAAGAGAATATAAATACTTGTTGTGCAGTTACAATGGATCCTGATGATGTATTAGTATTAGTAGATATTTTAGAAGAATACATCAAAGACTTTGAAGTTAAATAAAAGGTTATTATATTAAGTTATATTATGAATAAACAAAGAAAAAAAATACACAACGAATTAGAAGTAGTGCAAGAGGGTTTTGCAAACGGGGTAGCTGAAGGTTTTCCTTTAGACCAAAATCAAAAGGACTTAATGATATCGGAAGCAACTGAAGCATATGGTAAATTTTTAGATGCTTTAAAATGTGATTGGAAAAACGATCCTAATTCATCAGATACACCAAGACGTGTAGCTAAAGCATATGTAAATGATTTATGGAGAGGCAGATATACTGCTATGAGTGAAATTACTTCATTCCCATCCGATGGTTATGATGGTGTCATTATAGAACGTAATATTCCCCTAACTTCCATGTGTTCTCACCACCATCAAACAATTCAAGGTGTAGTACACATAGGATATGTTGCTGGTGAAGAAGGACAAGTAATTGGTTTATCTAAATTGAATCGAATTGTAGAATTATTTGGTCGTAGAGGTGCTATCCAAGAACAATTAACCTCAGCAATCCATAATGCCGTAGAAAAAATCACAGAAGGAAATAAAGGTGTTGTAGTAACAGTAGTTGGAACTCATAATTGTGTATCTTGTAGAGGTGTAAAACATAATGGTGCTTCAATGGTTACAACTAAAGCATCAGGGGTATTTAGAGATAATACAAGTTTAGCACGTCAAGAATTTTTTGATTCAATTAAAATTAATAATGGAACACATTCGATATGATAAATTTAGAAGGTAAACAAATATTATTTTTTTCTGATATTGAAGATATTATAAAAATCCTAACTGAAAAAATTAAAAAAATAGGATTTAAACCACCTTTATTTATATATGGTATTCCTAGAGGAGGTTTAATTCCTGCTGTCTTATTATCTCATAGAACAGGGATAGAATATAAACAACCTGTAACTCAAGAAGATGCCTCAAATACTTTAATTGTAGATGACATATGTGATTCAGGAGAAACATTAGAAAAAATTAAAGAAAAATACCCTAATTGTCTTACATTAACATTATTTACTAAAAAAACAGCTTCAATACAACCCGATATTTATGGTAAAGTTGTAGGCGATGAATGGATAGAGTTTCCATGGGAAATGCATACAGCTCTAACAGAAAGAGACAAAACAAAATTTTAAATACATGAAATCTAAACCACCAAAAGGTAAATCAAAAGGATTTGGAGATACAATTGCTAAAATTACCCATGCTACTGGATTAAATAAAATAGCAGATGCTGTTGCAAAAGCAGCAGGCAAAGAAGATTGTGGTTGTGGTAGAAGGCAAAACAAGTTAAATGAATTATTCCCCTATATGATAGAAACAAAAGATAAATCCACCATCATACCTCCTCCACCATTAGATGAATTAGAAGGGAACTATGAAATTTTACAACCTATTCGTTTTACATTAGAAGATGGTAGCCCAATAGATTTAACAGTAGGATCAATACTCCCTATAGATAAAAACCACCCTTTATATAAGGATGCAGAATATTATCATAATAATTCAATAATAAAAAAAATAAATAATGAGTAAACAATTAGACTTATTTGGTTTTAGTAATACCCCCCGAGTACCCTTTGTAGATGAAGTAGAAATATTTAACGCTACATTTGGAAAACCTAACAATTATGAACCCACAATTCCAGAAAAAAAAGAATGGCAATTTGTCTACGATTTTATTCTTGAAGAACTCGAAGAATATAAGGAAGCTTGCGAAACAGGAAACATCGTGGAAGTTTTGGATGCTTTGTGTGATATTGCTTATGTTTCCCTTGGGAATGGTACCATGCTACACGGTCTTAAAAATAAGATATGGCCCGCCTATCAAGAAGTACAAGCATCTAATATGTCTAAAGCATGCAAAACTGAAGAAGAAGCCATACAGACTGTTAGCCAAAGAGCTACAGAGCAAGGTGAGGATTGCCATTGGGAAAAGTTAGATAATATGTATGTCGTGTACCGAACTAGAGATAGAAAGGTCATGAAATCTATCAGTTATTTTCGTCCTAATTTAACTAAATTTTTTAAAGATGAAGAACTTTCTAAATTCAATTAAGAAAGGTTTTTTTCCATTTATAATAGCTTTTTCAGCACTTTCAGTATCTGCATCCGCAGCATTTTATTCTGTTAGTGGTTTGTCAAAACTATTTGCTGGAGCCTCATTTGAAGTAATTATTATGGCTGGTTCTTTAGAAGTAGCTAAGTTAATAATAGCTTCATTATTATACCAATATTGGAGTACTATTAACAAATTACTTAAAATTTATTTAAGTATTGCTACTATAATATTAGTATTAATTACTAGTATGGGTATTTATGGTTTTTTAAGTGCTGCATACCAAGATACCTATAGACAATTAACTATTAAGGAAAATCAAGTATCCTTTTTAGACCAAAAGAAACAATTTTATGAAAAAGATATAATACGATATGATCAGGAACTTGAAAGAATCTCTAATAACATTTCTACTTTATCTAATGCGAAAGTTTCGAACATCCAAGTACGAGACACCTCGGTATCTTCAGGCTTTCGACAAACAATCTCTACTACAGAACTTAGGTTATCCCAAAAACGTATCGAAGTGGAAGAAGAAAACCGACAAAAGGTTCAAACTAAACGAGAAGTGGCAGCCGATTCCTTACAAAAATACCAATTTAAAATCTTAGATTTAGAAAATAATGCAGGAGTAGCAGGTGAATTAGGACCTTTACAATATCTATCTGGTTTAACAGGGATCCCAATGGATAAAATTATTAATATATTGTTGTTAACAATAATATTTGTTTTTGATCCATTAGCTATTTCACTTGTTATTGCAGCTAATTTTGCTTTTGCTCAAGCCTTCCCTAAACGAGAAGAAGATGTTCTTTCTGTTTTTGATAATGATGAAAAATGGGATGATGGAATAGATGAGGCAATTAGTCTTGCTGAAGAAGCTCAAGATAAGATTAATAAAGAAAATAAAAATTTTAATTTAGGGGATTGGGACGAAGATGAAGGTGAAAAAAGAATGAATATAATTGGTAGAAATGGTAACGATGGAGAACACTATGAAGAATTATCTAATAAATACGAGGATACCTCAGTAGAAATTCGTACATTGAAGGATAAGTTATCAAGTATAGATGAATATTTAGATAAAAATGCTCCATATTATGGTAAAAAATCTGAAGTAACTAAGTCTGTAGATGAACCTATAATTGAGAATAAATTACGTTCTGCACCAAAAACACCCTATAATCCGGGTTATGATATATCAGAAGATCATAGAGATCAAGATGATGCTAAAACGTATTGAAATAAAAAATAAGTTATGTATAAAAAGATCTACGAACAAGGTAAAGGTGAAAATAAACACCTTATACACTTGTGGGATGATGATGGTTATAGACAGATTAATTGGAACAATTATGCTTATAGAGAGTGTCGAGAAGAAGATGCTAAATATAAAGGATTAAAGGGAGAACATTTAATACGTACTCATAATTGGGACAGAAACACTCATGGTTTACACTTTGCTGATATCTCAGCTCACCAAAAATTTCTTATAGAAGAATATGGTATTAATGATGAACCATCTACTTCTCATAGAGAAGTATTTTTTGATATAGAATGTGAAATGGGAGGAGCATTAACTGAAGAATACATTTCTAATGCTCCTAAACCTATTACTTCTATTGCTTGGTATGATAAACAAGCAGATTGGTGGTCTATTGTTATTTTAGATAAAAAAGGTATATTAAAACGTACAAAAACTAAAAATAAAGAAATTATACCATTAAGATATGAGGCTGATCTATTAGATACATTTTTAAATAAAATGGAAGAGATAGAACCAGATATTTTAGTAGGTTATAATAGTGATTACTTTGATATTCCTTATCTATTTCATAGAATGTGTATTGTTTTAGGTGAAAAAGATGCTAAACGTTTATCTCCTATCGGAGTTGTAAAATATAAAAAAAACAATAAATATTGGTATAAAAGAGATCAATTTGTAGATATAGCAGGTGTTGAATCACTTGATTATATGAGATTACATAAAAAATATAGTTGGGAAGACGAGCCAAGTTGGAAATTAGATTCTATTGGTGAAAAATATGTAGGAATTAATAAAATCGAATACGAAGGTTCACTTGATAAACTATTTGAAGAAAATATACATAAATTCATTCAATATAACTTTGTTGATGTTGAAATATTAGTTGAATTAGATAAAAAACTCCAATATCTTGCTTTAACTAAAAATTTAGCACATAAAGGTAAAGTTCGTTATAGTGAGGTATATGCTTCTTCAAAAATTCATGATGGTGCTATTTCATCATATTTACTTTCTCAAAAAATTATACCCCCTGGAAGACCTAAAGGGGAAAAAAAATTAAATTATGCTGGAGGTTATTTATTTTGTCCTAAAGCAGGTCTTTATAAATATATGTTTGATGAAGATTTAACTTCATTATATCCCTCAATTATAATGACCTTAAATATTGGTAGGGAAACTATTGTAGGTAAAATAGTAGATCCTGATGATCGTAATAATAGATTAGGATTAAATGATTTAAAAGAAAAAAATCCTGAGGAAGAAGTAGTAATATTAGATCCTAATAGAAATAGTGATAATACCCGTAGAGTAAGTATTGGTCAATTAATTGACTTAATAGAAAAGAATAATTGGTCAGTTGCTGCAAATGGTACCTTTTTTAAAACAGATAAAGAATCTGTATTATCTACTGTTTTAAATAAATGGTTTAATGAAAGAGTTATATATAAAAATGAAATGAAAAAATGTTATAAAGCAGGCAATAATGAAGGTGGTGCTAAAAACCATTTACTACAATATACAATGAAAATTTTACTTAATTCCTTATATGGAGCTACAGCACTAAATTCATTTAGATATGGAATGCCTTTGTCTATATTAAGTGAAGCCATTACATTATCAGGATGGCGCATAATTCAAGAATCAGCCTTAGTTGCTAATCGTCATATGAATAAAGTTATGAAGAATGAATTAAAGTTAGAAGTATAATGGAATTTGAATATATAAAAGATAATGTAGAAAGTCGTCCTTGGGGTATGTATGAAGTATTACTTAATTCAAATGAATGTAAAGTTAAACGGATAACAGTTGCTCCTGGAAAAAGATTATCTTATCAATATCACTATAAACGCCAAGAACAATGGACTGTAATAAGAGGTAATTTAACTATTATTTTAGATAATGAAAAAGTATTTAGAGAACCAGGTGAATCAATTAAAATACCATTAGGTGCTAAACATAGAGCATGGAATGAAACAGATGAAATAGTACAATTTATAGAAGTACAAACAGGGACTTACTTTGGTGAAGACGACATTGTAAGATTAGAAGACGATCATAATAGAACATAAACATGGCATTAACAAAACAAGCATTAAGAAAAGGAATTCACGTAATGGTGGATGATAAACTCGCTACAAAAGAAGAACTTATAAAAATGAGTGAATCTTGGAGCGAAAAACGCGAAATATTTTTTCGTAAAATGCTCCAACAAGGAGGTAAATTTAAATTTGATGGAATCCAGTTTGAAATTAAACTTAGAGAGCGTATATTAAATAGTATAGGACAATCGGACGGAGGAATAGTTCAGGTTCCTGGAGAAAGAACGTTTTAATGAAACATTTAGAAGAAACACCTTGGTATATTTGTGATGAAGAAGACATAAACTATTGTGCTTATGTTGATACGGATTCTAATTATTTTAATGCCGAACCTCTTTTAAATCATTTAAACCCTAATTTTGAAGAACTTTCAGATGAAGAAAAAGATAGTAAACTGGAAAAAATTGCTCTCTATTACCAAGATTATATTAGTAATCATTATGATAGTCTTGCTCGAGATTGTTTTAATGTTAACGATCATAGACTAGAGATGAAAACAGAGGCAGTAATTCGTTCTGCCTATTTTAGAGCCCCAAGACGTTATGCTCAATGGATTACAAAACAAGAGGGTATTAAAAAAGAAGTATTAGATGTAAAAGGATTAGAGTATAAAAAATCAAACTTCCCTAAGGTATTTGGTAATTTTTTTAAAAATGCTCTTGAAGATGTGTTAAAAGGTACTCCTCAAGGTGATATAGATAAACGTATATTAGATTTTAAAAAAAAGATACTACATGACATGCCTATTGAGGAATTAGGTAATCCTACGGGAGTAAAAACATTAAATAAGTATATCGAACGCAAGCCTGTAGGCGCAGAAGCCTTTACAGTTATACGCAAAGGGGCACCTGCTGCTGTTCGTGCTACAATAAAATATAATGACTTACTCAATTATTGGCAATTAAGTAAAAAACATAGTCCTGTAGTTCAAGGAGATAAAGTAAAATGGATTTATATGAAAAAAAATCCATATAATATAGAAGCATTAGCTTATCTTGATTTTGATATGCCTGATAAGATTAGAGATTTTTTAAATCGTTTTGCTGATAAAGAAAAAGTATTTGATACTATTCTATTAAATAAATTAGAAGGATTTTATAGCGATTTAGGATGGAGATTAACCACTAATCCATATGTTAACCAGTTTTTTATATGATTAAAGGAGTTATAGCAGGTGCTTTTGATGTAATTCATCCGGGTTATGTTCAAATGTTTAATATAGCAAGTCTTCAATGTGATAGGTTAACAGTTTTATTACATCAAGACCCTTCTATAGAACGTCCTGAAAAACTAAAACCAATATTATCTTCCTTAGAACGAATTGATATATTGTTAGCACTTAGTACTATTAATAGTGTAAGAACTTATAAAACAGAAGAAGATTTATATAGAATTTTATCTACTTCAAATTATGATGTTCGTTTTCAAGGTGTAGATTATCAAGGTAAAGAATTTACAGGAAGTGATTTAAACATTCCTATATTTTGGATTACTAGAGACCATGGGTGGTCTACAACAAAATTTAAAAAATTAATAGCAGAATCGTTATGATATATATTTTTGATGTTGATGGAACCTTAACTCCATCTCGAGGATTAATTGATCCTAAATTTAAAACATTTTTTCAGTCTTTTATTAAAAAAAATAAAGTTTGGTTAATATCTGGTAGTGATAGAGATAAAACAATTGAACAAGTTGGATTTGATATCTGGGGTTCAGTTGATCGTTGCTATCAAAACTCAGGTAATCAACTTTATATTAAAGATAAATTAGAATATCAATATGAATTCAATTTACCAATACAATGTGAAGGTTTACTTGAAATATTTTTAGAAAAATCTAAATACCCTCACCGATATGGAAATCATATTGAAAAACGTGATGGTGCTGTTAATTTTTCAACTATAGGTAGAAATTGTACTCAAGAACAAAGGGAACATTATGATGTATGGGAAAAAGAACACCAAGAACGTAAAGAATTTGCTTGGGAAATTAAAGAAAGATATCCATGGTTAGATGCTGTAGTAGGAGGTGAAATAAGTATTGATATTTACGAATTAGGTAAAGATAAAGGTCAAATTGTAAAAGATATTAAAGGTAAATTTGAATTCTTTGGAGATAGATTAACACCAGGAGGAAATGATTGGCCCGTGGAACGACAACTTATAGCACAAAAACGAAAAGGTTGTAAAACTCATGCAGTAAAAACTTGGAGAGACACAGAAAGGTTATTACATTACATGGTATGAAAATAGAGATATCCAATGGCGAGATAGTAGATAAAATGACTATCCTAGAATTAAAACTAGATAAAATTAAGAATATAGTCCAATTAGAAAATATTTCTAAAGAATGGGAGATTCTTAATGATTGTGTAATGCATTTATTCCAAATTTTTGGTGATAAATCATTATATAATAAGGTAGATCAATTATCCGAGGTTAATAGTAAACTTTGGGATGTAGAAGACTGGATTCGTGATTGTGAAAAAGAAAAACGATTTGATAAAGAATTCGTGGAATTAGCAAGATCTGTTTATAGATTAAACGATGAAAGGTCAGAGATAAAAAGACATATAAATTTATTAACCAAATCACGATTAGTTGAAGAAAAGTCATATAGTAAATAATATAGAAAAGTATTTTTTAGGAGGTTTAGTAGGTGGGGTTGTATGGAACTTAGATGGTTCCCAAGCTAAGATTAACTTTAGTACTGAAACTAAAGATGCTGTAGGTGAACTTACATTTGATTTACCTCTTCCTGAAAATAAAATTGGAATATATAACACGGATTCATTGTTAAAGTTAATAAACATAACAAATGAAGATTTACAGTTAGAATTAAAGGCTGATAATACGGGTATAGTTAATAAATTAAAAATTAGTGATAATAAAATTGATTTAGATTATAATTTAAGTGATGCCACTATTATTCAAGAAGTACCCAAAGTTCAAGAAGTTGATTTTGATTTTTCATTTAAAATTGAGGCTGATTTTATTAGTGGGTTTTTAAAAGCACATAGTGCATTAGAAAAAATTAAAGACTTTACTATAAACACTACAATAACAAACCAAGATGAGAAGGTGGTTGAAATTATATTAGGAGAAAGAACAGCTCATGCTAACAAAGCAAAATTTTATGAACCCGCTGAATTTACAACACCTAGTGATTTGATTCCATTCTCAGCTATCTCATTTAGAGAAATACTTTCAGCAAATAAAGGAGCTGATGGCACAATGTATGTTAGTAATAAAGGACTAGCTAAAATAGAATTTACTGAAGAAGGAAGTTTTTCACGATATTTTATTGTAAGACAACAATAGTATATATTTATGACAAATGACTGAGACTCTAGGGCGAGCAGTTATGTTTTTTTTAATAATTAATCCGACGATCTTAGGACGTCACAATATAAAATGATATGAGTACATTAAATTTGTTCGAAAGAACACCATTCGATTTATTAGTTAGGAATTTTCTAACACAAGAAGGTAACTACAGACCTGTAGAACAAAACCTTAAATTATCCCACCCCTTAGATATTTATCAAACCATAGAAGGTCTCACATTTGAGATTGCTTGTACTGGCATTGATAAAAATGACCTCGAAATTTTAGTAGAAGGTCAAACACTTAGAGTTAACTATAATAAAAAAGTTAATTCTGAAGATGAGGAATTACAAGAAGAGTTAAGATTAGAATATCTTTATAGAGGTATTGCAAAACGATCATTTAACTTAGGTTGGAAAGTTGATCCAAAATTTGAACTTTCAAAAGCCATCCCTTCATTTAAAAATGGACTTTTAACTATTATGGTTCCTCTTAAAGAAGGTAAAGGTATTAAAACCTTAACAATTAAATAAAAAGCTTCGCCCTAGAACTTGGTTATTTAAATAATCTTTCGTATATTCACGTATAAATAAATATAAACGTTATGGCAAATCCTAATTTTAAAGGCCGACCAAAAGGTTCTGGCAAATCAACATTTATCGAAGATCCCCTATTAGGGAATTATAAGATCGCAATTGATGAGTATAGTTTTAATGTGGTAGATACTGTTAAAAATAAAACCATTGGTTTTCATACAGAATTACCCAATGCTATATTAGCAATTGCAAAACATCAAATGTTAAAAGATAAGACATATGCCTTAACTGAATATGCTGAAGAATTTAAAGAAACACATCTAAAACTAAAACAAGCAATTTTAAAATGAGTAAATTAAAACCAGTAAATGGGAACGTTATTCTTCGTCCCATAGAAGAACAAGAAATGATGTCAGGTAATATTATTATTCCTGATATGGGTAAAGAAAAACCAGAAATGGGAGAAATAGTAGCTTTAGCTCCATATTATAATTTTAATATAGGTAAGGACGTTCCTTCAATATTAAAAGTAGGTATGAAAGTTTTAATCCCAAAATTAGGTGCCCAAACAGTAACGGTTGATGGAGAAGAATTCTACATTACAGCACAAAGTTCAATATTATCAATTTTAGAAGACTAACATGACAGAAACAAGTTTCGGAAAAGAATTAAAAAATAAACTTTTGGCAGGAGTTCAAAAGTTAAATAATAGTGTATCTTCTACTTTAGGCCCTGCCGGTAGAACTGTACTAATTAAAGACCAAATGGGTGAAATTAAGGTTACTAAAGATGGAGTAACTGTTGCTAAAGCCTTTAATGAATTAGAAGATCAAACGGAATCAATAGGAGCTGAATTAGCTAAAAAAGTATCTGTTAAATCTGCGAATGAGGTAGGTGATGGTACTACTACTTCAACTTTATTAGCTGCTACTATGCTAGAAGAAGGTATTAAACAGATTAATGATGGTTCAAATCCTGTAGATATTAAAAAAGGTATTGACTTAGCAGTTGCTGCCGTTGTAGAAGAATTAAAAAAGAATTCAACTGAAATTACAGATGATGCCCAAATTAATGAAGTAGCTACAATTTCAGGAAATAACGATACTGAAATAGGAAACTTAATTGCTACTGCTTTAGATAAAGTAGGACGTGAGGGAGTTGTAGCTATAGAGGAATCTAAATCAGGTGATACTTCTTTAGAAGTAGTTGAAGGAATGCAATTTGAAAGAGGTTTTAAATCTCCATATTTTGTTACTGATAACAATACAATGTCAGCTGTATTAAATGAACCTTATGTTCTTATATATGATGGTCGTATTACTCAAGCATCAGAATTACTTAATGTTTTAAACAAAGTAAGTAGTGAATCTAAATCATTATTAATAGTTGCTGAAGATATTGATGGGGAAGCATTAGCTACTCTTATTGTTAATAAAATGAGAGGAACTATTGATGTTGTTGCTGTAAAAGCACCTGATTTTGGTGATCGTAGAACAATGGCTTTAGAAGATTTAGCAACTGTAACAGGTGGTCAAGTAATTTCTAAAGATAAAGGACATAAATTAGATAAACTACAACCTATACAATTTAGTGAGTTATTAGGTAAAGCAAGAACTACAAATATTACTAAAGACAAAACTACTGTTGTAGATGGTAAAGGAGATGAAGAAGCTATTTCATTAAGAGCCGAAGAAATTAAAATTCAATTAGAAAAGGCATCATCAGCATTTGAAAAAGAAAAACTACAAGATAGATTAGGTAAACTAGTTGGTGGAGTAGCTATTATTAATGTAGGTGGAAATAGTGAAATAGAAATTAAAGAAAAAAAAGATAGAGTTGAAGATGCATTATTTGCTACTAAAGCTGCCCTAGACGAAGGTATTATAGCTGGAGGTGGTGTTGCTTTATTACAAGCTTCCAATAGATTAGATAGATTTATCGCTGCAAATGGTGATATAGCTATTGGTAAAAATATTGTACGACAAGCTATTCAAGAACCTTTTGTTAGAATTTTAACAAATGCTGGTCATGAGGAAAATAATGTAAGATTTGCTTCCTATAACCTATTAAATACTAAAAACAATACGTGGAAAGGGTTAGATTATAAAGATTTAACTATAGTAGACTTTAAAAAATTAGGTATAATTGATCCTAAAAAAGTTACACGTATTGCATTAGAAAATGCTGCTTCAATTGCCGGTACTATCCTTACCACCGAATCAGTAGTATATGAAAAAAGAGAGGATAAAAAAGAAACACCAAACCCAATGGAGGGAATGATGTAAATATTAATTAATTAAAATGAAAAAAATGAGTAAACAAGAAATTTTCGAACAAATCAACACATTGTATGAAACGTTCACAATTGAAAATGGCGGTACCACCAAAGCTTCTCAGCAAAGAGCTAGAAAAGCAATTGGTTCAATTAAAAAGCTAGTTACAGATTATCGTAAGGCTTCGGTTGCAGAAAGCAAGTAGTTAATTATGGGGGAGTTTTTTATGCTCCCCCATTTTTTTTCATATTTATAACAAAATAAACAATATGAAAAAATGTATTAAATGTAAAGTAGATAAACCATTAACAGAATATACTAAAGACAAAACACGTAAGGATAAATTAAGTACTAAGTGTAGATCATGTAGCTATTTACATAGTAAAAAACGTAATTTACTTCCTGTAAATAGACTTAGATCTATTCTAGCAGTCAGGTTTAATTTAAATGTTAAACTCGGTATTTACACTAAGGGCAAAACTTGGAGAGAAGAATTAGGATGTGAATTAAGTGAATGGCAATTACATTTAGAAAAACATTGGTATAGAGACATGAATTGGGATAATTTTGGGACTTATTGGCAAATACATCATGTAGAGCCCTTAAACGAAAACCAAAACTACCATTACACTAATACTATACCCTTAACAAAAGAAGATCATAGAAATTATCATACTAAGTATGGTTATTAATTTGGCTTCCCCATTTTTTATTTGTATATTAACATAAATTAAGGTTACATGATAAAAGAACATACTCTATTTACAGAACGTTTTCGTCCTACAGATCCTGTTGATTATATTGGAAATGAAGTATTCAAATCAAGTTTAAATACTTGGATTGAACAGCAAGATATTCCTCATATTTTATTACATGGCCCTGCAGGAACTGGTAAAACGACTGCTGCTAAGTTAATTGTAGCTAATTTAGATGTTGATGATCTTTATATTAACTGTTCTGATGAAAACGGTATAGAAACTATTAGAGAAAAGGTTAAATCATTCGCTTCTGCCGCGACATTCCGCACCTTAAAGGTGGTTATAATGGATGAAGCTGATTTCTTAACGATCAACGCACAAGCAGCATTACGTAACGTAATTGAAACGTTTTCTAGAACAACGCGTTTTATATTTACTTGCAATTATGTTGAACGTATAATAGATCCAATACAATCTAGAACATCTGTATTTGAAATATTACCCCCTTCTAAATCAGAAGTAGCTAAAAGATGTTCAACTATTCTTCAATCAGAAGTATGTAACAATGCACCAGCTGATATTGTAGAAATTGTAAACAAAACATACCCTGATATTCGTAAAACATTAAATTTATTACAATCATGTATTATCCATGATCCATCAGGTAAATTTTTACAATTAAATAAAGATATTGTTAATCAAAAACAATATACAGATCAAATAGTTGATCTAATTAAATCTAATGATAGTAAAACATTTAATCAAATAAGGCAACTAGTTGCTGATTCAAATGTTAGAGACTATAATGAACTTTATAGAGCCCTATTCGAAAACTTAGATTCATTCCATAACCCAGTATTAGGTACAGTTATTATTGCTGAATCTCAATACCAATCCGTGATGGCTCCGGATAAAGAAGTAAATTTTATGGGATGTATCGCTAATTTATTAAAACCATTTTAATGCAACAACAACAACAAAACTTAGATTTATCTAAAACAACTGCTGTAGATCTTCCAAGTGGAGGTAAAATATGGCAATCTGGAGTTATTTTACGTAGAATTTCCAAATTTGTTACAGGAACAAGTGAAGACGGTTTAATCCCAATTCCAATCTTTTATGATCCCGAAACTGGAACTATTTTAGAAGACACAATTCCTAAAGAACTAAGAGAAGAGTATAAGTAGTGAATATATTTGATTGGCTTAACGAAATTAGTTATAATAAAAGTGATTGGTCTTCTTTTACAAAAGAGGATCAAGATGCTTTTAATCCCTATATGATGAATCGTTTTATTAGTATGAAACATGAACATATTGACACAGTTAATTTAATCCAAAAATATACATTACCCAAAAGTTCTCTTTACAATTATTATTGTCGATTGATTCCTAAGAAAAAGACATTTTTTAGATACATTAAACCTAAAAAAACATCTTTAAATAAAGATTTAATTGATATTCTGTCAAAACATCTAAAACTAAGCAAACGTGAAATAATAGATAGTTATGATTTACTTGGAGTTGATTTTAAAAAATTAATACTCCAAAACCTAAATATAGACGATAAACAAATTAAAAAATTACTAAAATGAAACCTGAACTTTATTCTATGTTAATGTCACAGGCTGTATCTGAAAAAGAAAAGGCATTACTAACTCTTAATCTACTTTCTGAACACCCAGCAGGTATTGGTGATCATTCAACAGAAGATTTTTATAAAAATGCTAATGATGCCCTAATTATGTTAGTAGACGCTAATGATAAAATTATAATATTAGAAAAATATTTTTCAAATTCAAAATCCATAATCAATGAGTGATTCCTTATCAAAATTCTATACCATGGATAGTACTGCACCTAAAGTACCCAATTATAAAGAAAAAGTTGAGGATGCTTTAGCATCTTCTGATTTTAAAGAAACTTTTCCAATAATTGAGCAAGAATTTACTAATGCTCAAAAAGAACTTTATAATTTATTTTCTAAAAAAATGATGGATTACGGTTTGGGAAATATTGCATTAGGTGGAAACCTAGAATCTCTAGAAGATAAAAAATATGCTCTTCAGGGTATTCAAATTAGATTAAATGATAAAATAAATCGTTTAAAGAACCTCCTTAAAAACGGTAAAAGTTATGTTGAAAATGAATCTTTAGAAGATACTTTTATTGATATAGCTAATTATGGAATAATAGGTATACTTCTTGGAAAAGATAAATGGAAATAAATTACGCAAAAGATAAAGTTGTATCATTTTCACAGTATTCGATGTATAAATCGTGTCCTCATAAATGGTATTTGCAATATGTAAAAGGACATAAAGACAAAACGCCTAACATGCATTTTGTGTTTGGTACCGCTATGCATGAAGCTTTACAACATTATCTTCAAACTATGTTTGATTCCACTGCTAAAAAGGCAGATGAATTAAATCTCCATGGTTTTTTTAGAGATAAAATGAGTGAAGAATATTCTAAATATAAGAAAAAACACGGCCATTTTGCCACTCAGGAACAATTAATGGAGTTTTATCAAGATGGTATTGCTATTATTGATTGGTTTAAAAAACACAAACGTGGTAGAAAAATGTATTTTTCAAAACGTAAACAACAATTAAAAGGTATAGAAGTTCCACTTGTTTTACAACCAATCAAATCTAGACCTAATATTAAATATATGGGTTATATAGATCTAGTTGTTTTTGATAAAAGAAGTGAAGAATATACTATTTTTGATATTAAAACATCAACAAAAGGTTGGTCTAAATGGGAAAAGGGAGATGTTACCAAACATCAACAATTATATCTGTATAAAAATTATTATTCTGAATTATTTAAAGTACCTAAAGATAAAATAAAAGTTGAATTTTATATTGTAAAAAGAAAAGTATTAGATTTTGATGATGAGAACTTAATGTCTCCCCATCAAGCATATCGTGTCCAAAACTTCAGACCAGTTGATAATAAAAAACGTTTAAAAGAAGCAAATGATGATTTTGTATCTTTTATTGAAGAATGTTATACTCCTGAAGGAAATCCTATAGATAGAGATTTTGAAAAAAAAATAGGTAAACCGTGTGACTGGTGTGATTTTGGAAAAGATCGAAATTTATGTGGAGCAAGTTTGGCTCCCGATGAAAAGTTTTTTATATTAGAGTAATAAAAAGTGTAATTCGTATATATTTATATCTAAAGAAAAAATATTATGAATAAGAAAGAGTTACAATTAACAAGTGTTAAAGTTAATATTAATAATTTTGAAGAATTTAAAATCGAATGCGTTAAAACTAAATTTTCATTTCAAAAGTTATCTGATAGAGCCATTTATCTATATTTAACAGATGAAGATTTTAGAAAACTTATACACAACCAAATAAATTTACAAATAAATAAATAAAGTTATTAATGAAAGAAGGTTATTTACCCTACAACAAAAGGAAAACAATATTATTCCTTTGTGATGATATTAGAATGCATTCCGGAATAGCTACTATGGCTCGTGAAATAGTATTAGGTACTGCCCACAAATATAATTGGGTAAATGTTGGTGCCGCTATAAACCATCCAGAACAAGGAAAAAAAATTGATTTAGGTCAAGATACTTCTAATAGAACTAATATCCCTGATGCAAAAGTAATGTTATACCCACAAAATGGGTATGGCACACCAGAGGTTATTAGAGCTGTAATGGAAGTTGAAAAACCGGATGCTATTTTATTCTTTACAGATCCTAGATATTGGGAATGGTTATTTAGAATAGAAAATGAAATTAGAAGTAAAATTCCAATGATTTATTTAAACATTTGGGATGATCTACCTGCTCCATTATATAATGAAGTGTATTATGATTCATGCGATACTTTATTAGCAATTTCTAAACAAACTGAAAATATTAACAAATTAGTATTAGGTGAAAAAGCTAAAAATAAAACCATAGCTTATGTACCACATGGTATTGATGAAGAAATATTTAGACCTATTTTAGAAGGGGACAAACATAGTAATGATTTAATTGAAACCCGAAAAAGATTAATTGGAGATAAAGAATACGACATGATCGCCTTCTTTAATTCAAGAAATATTAGAAGAAAATGCACAGCAGATTTACTTGCAGCATGGAAATTGTTTAAGGAATCACTTCCTGAAGATAAGCAAGATAAAGTTGCTATAATATTACATACACATCCTGTAGACGATAATGGAACCGATTTATATGCTGTTAGAGATTTATTATTAGGTGAAGATCCAAATGTATTCTTTTCAACAGGTAGAATTACTCCTGAATCAATGAATCTTTTATATAATGTAGCAGATGTAACCATTTTACCATCTTCAAATGAAGGATGGGGATTAGCTCTTACAGAATCAATGATGGCTGGTACGATGATTATAGCAAACACTACAGGTGGCATGCAAGATCAAATGCGTTTTGAAGATGAAAATGGAGATTGGATTAAATTTGATGAAAACTTTTGTTCTAATCATTTTGGAACTTATAAAAAACATGGTAAATGGGCAGTTCCAGTATTTCCATCAAATATGAGTTTAGTTGGTTCACCTAAAACCCCTTACATTTTTGATGATAGGTTAGATTTTAGAGAATTAGCTAAGAAAATTCATGAAGTATATGATATGTCTAAGGAAGAAAGAGTAGAAAGAGGGCTAGCAGGTCGTGAATGGGTTACTTCTAAAGAATCAGGAATGACTAGTAAAAACATGGCAGCAAATATTATCAAATATACAGAAGAAACATTTAAAAACTTTGTTCCTAGAAAGAATTTTACTTTTGAACAAATTAAAGAAATTAAACCAAAAACATTAAGACATAAATTGATATATTAGTTATGAGTAAACCATATATAGTAGTAAGCTGTCCACTAGATACTTTTAGTGGTTATGGAAGTAGAGCAAGGGATATAGTAAGATCTCTTGTAGATTCTGAAAAATATGAGGTAAAAGTACTTTCACAAAGATGGGGTAATACCCCTTACGGTTTTTTAAAAAAAGACAATCCTGAAGATAAAAAATTATTAGATTGTATAATCCCCGCACCTTTAACTAGACAACCTGATGTTTGGATTCAAATTACTGTTCCAAATGAATTTCAAAAGATAGGTAAATTTAGTATAGGAATTACAGCTGGAATTGAGACAGATGTGTGTACACCTGAATTTATAGAAGGATGTAATAGAATGGATCTAGTTTTAGCATCTTCAAACCACACAAAATCCGTATTTCAGAAAACCCAATATGATAAAAAGGATAAGGATGGTAAATTACAAGGAACTGTAAAATTAGAAACACCTGTAGAAGTATTATTTGAAGGAGTAGATGTAAATAAATATTTTCACGTTCCTCCTGGAAAATTAGCTAAAACTGATTTAGTTACAAGTTTAGATGGAATTAAAGAACAATTTAGTTTTTTATTTGTGGGGCATTGGTTACAAGGTGCCATAGGAGAAGATAGAAAAAATGTAGGATTATTAATCCAAACATTTTTAGAAACTTTTAGTAATAAGTCAAAACAACCTGCTTTAGTTCTTAAAACAATGAAGGGTCCTGCATGTCTTATGGACAGGGATGAAATTTTAAGTAAAATTAATGCTATAAGAAAGGGTATTAAGGGAAAACTACCTAACATTTATTTACTACATGGGGAAGTTGATGATAGCGATATGAATGATTTATATAATCATCCAAAAATCAAAGCTATGATTAGTTTAACTAAAGGTGAAGGATTTGGAAGACCATTATTAGAATTTACTCAAAGTAAAAAACCAATAATAGCAACTAACTATAGTGGACATTTAGATTTCCTTGACGCTGAATTTGCAAGTCTTATACCAGGAGAATTAAAAAACGTACATGAATCTGCAGTACAGGAAAAATTAATTATAAAAGAAAGTAAATGGTTTTCACCTGATGTTAAGTTTACCCAATTAATTTTAAAGGATTATTTTAATTCTTATAAATCTTATGAAACAAAAGGTAAACAATTAGGATTTAGATGTAAAACTAATTTTTCATTTGAAAAAATGAGTGAATTACTTATAGAAATTATAGATAAAAATGCACCTAAGAAGGTAGAAATAAAATTACCTAATATTAAAAAAATATCATTACCTAAAAAATCATGAAAAAACATAAAGATGAACTCGGTAGTTGTATGAAATGCGGGAGTGATGCCTGTTATACTACTGAACTTAATGCTACAGCTAAAAATTATTTTTGTTTTGGTTGTGGGTTTACTACTAACGATTTAATGGTTCAAGGAGAATTTGACTTTACCCAATATGAAGAAACAATTCCTGAGTTATATAAAGATTTAAAAGTAGGAGATGAACTAGGTCGAGTATGGTATCCTTCTTCCATTAACCTCCCAGATAAAGGGACAGTTTTTATTAATGGTAAAGATTATAGAGAATGGTCATGGTGTGGAGTTAGGGTTAAAGCTGTTTCTGAGGAAGAAAAAGAAAAATTTAAAATTCCAAATACGGATAAATATTATAAGCATAAAACGGACATGACTACTATGAAAAAATTTCCACAGGGGGAATTCATGGATGCACTAGAATATATTGATTTTTTTAAAGATTAAATTATGGGAATAAGTTTTGCAATTACAGCTTATAATGAACATGAAGAATTAGATAGATTATTAAAACAAATCGCTAAAATTATAAAGCCCGATGATGAGATTGTTATACAATTAGATAATAAAGCAACTATTGAAGTTCTTACATTAGTTGACAATTTTATTAAAAAATATACTGATGATTTTCTTATTAAAAAATGTCATTTTGATTTAAATAAAGATTTTGCATCTTTTAAAAATAACTTGAAATCTTACTGTGCTAAAGATTGGGTATTCCAAATTGATGCAGATGAAACCTTAAGTGAAACCTTTTGTAGAGTACTTCATGAGGTTTTAGAAACTAATCAAGAAATAGATTTAATTGCTATTCCTCGTGTTAATATTGTTGAAGGTTTAGAAAAAAAAGATGTAATTGAATGGAGATGGCAGCTAAATGAGCAGGGTTGGGTAAATTGGCCCGATAATCAGCATAGAATATTTAGAAATAAACCGGAAATAAAATGGATCAACAAGGTCCACGAACAGATAGTTGGATGGAAAACTTACGCTGAATTACCAGCTGATGATGATTCTTATGCCTTATATCATGTTAAAAATATAGATAGACAAAGACAACAAAATTTATTTTATTCAACAATATGAAAACAGTAATTACTGGAGGTTATGGAATGGTAGGTTCTGCTATGGAATCACAAATTAAATTATCACGAGATATTTGTGATTTAACTAATGCTAAACAAACCGAAGCTTTATTTAAAACAATTAAACCAGAAGGTGTAATTCATTGTGCTGGTAAAGTTGGAGGTATTGGTGGTAATTCAAATTTTAAAGGTGAATACTTTTATGATAATTTAATGATTAATACTAATGTAATTGAGGCATCAAGGAAAGCAGGTGTAAAACGTTTAGTAGCATTTTTATCTACTTGTGTATTTCCTGATAATGTTTCTTATCCTCTTACAGTAGATCAGGTTCATCAAGGTGAACCACATTCTTCTAATTATCCATATGCATATGCTAAACGAATGGCGGATGTTCAAATTAGAGCATACCGTGAACAATATGGTTTAAATTATACGTCAATAATTCCATCAAACATTTATGGTCCTAATGATAATTTTAATTTAGATCATGGTCATGTAATGCCTATGTTAATTCATAAACTATATTTAGCTAAAAAAAATAAAACAGACTTTACTGTATGGGGTAGTGGGAAACCATTAAGAGAATTCGTATATTCAAAAGATATAGCTAAGATATCAGAATGGGCTTTACAAAATTATGAAGGTACAGATCCTTTAATTATAAGTGGTGATGAAGAAGTTAGTATTAAAGATTTAGTAGAATTATTAGTTGATGAATTTAAATTTAAAGGTAAGGTTGTATTTGATGAAACTAAACCTGATGGACAATTTAGAAAACCTTCTGACAATACAACAATAAAGGAGCTATTACCTGATTTTAAATACACATCATTTGAAGATGGAATAAAAGAAACAGTTAATTGGTTTAACGAAAATTATAAAAATGCCAGAACTTAAAAAGAAGAAAAAAAAATCACGAAAAGTTGTAATGGTTAACCAACTTGCTAGATCAAAAGATGAAAAAGAAATAATTTTAGATGATCCAACTTCAAATTTACCAAGTTCAGATAATCCTTATACTAAAATGCAAAAACTTTATTATGAGGAAGCTGCTGCAACTGGAGATGGTGTTATTGTAGATAATGTAGTTGGTAGTTTTGACGGCCATAATAAGTGGTGGGATTATGAATTTTTATTTGCTAGGTTAGGTGGTGCAGATTTAAAAACTTGTAGGGTTTTAGATTTTGCTTGTGGACCCGGAAGGAATATTGTAAAATATAAAGATAAATTTTTAGCTGTAGATGGTGTAGATATAAGTGAAAACAACATCAAAAATGCAATGGAATATCTTAAAAAAAACGATATAACCACTTCCAATCTATATACTTGCGATGGTGTATCTTTAGAAGCTATTCCTGATAGCCAATATAATATCGTAATGAGTACTGTAGCATTACAGCATATATGTGTTCATGATATTAGACAATCTTATTTTGAAGAATTTTATAGAGTATTAAAAGATGGGGGAGCAGTTTGTTTTCAAATGGGGTTTGGTTCTCCCTCTATTTCAACAGTAAATTATTATGATAATTTTTATGATGCTCCTGCTACTAATAGAGCATATGATGTTGAAGTAAGTCACCCCTTTCAATTAAAAAAATCATTAGAAGAAGCTGGTTTTAAATATTTTAATTATATTATAGGACCAACTGGACCTGGGGATTCACATCCTTATTGGATTTACGTTAATGCTATAAAAACTGATCAATGATAAAAAAGGTTGCACTTATTACAGGTATAAATGGTCAAGATGGGTCATATTTAGCTGAATTTTTACTAGAAAAAGGATATGAAGTATGGGGTACTGTAAAACGTAATTCTGTAGCCGAAAACCAAACTTCACGTTTAGATAAAATTTACCCCCAACTATTAGGTAAATTACAATATGCTGATTTAACAGATTTAGCATCATTAATTTCAGTCATACAACAATGCAAGCCTGACGAAATTTACAATTTAGCAGCGCAATCACACGTTCGAATTTCATTTGATCAACCAATATACACAGCACAAGCTACTGGCATAGGTACGCTTAATTTGTTAGAAGCGATTCGTTTAACTAAACCGGATGCTAAAATGTATCAAGCATCAAGTAGTGAAATGTTTGGAAATAATATAGATAAAGATGGATTTCAACGTGAAACCACACCTTTATCACCAGTATCACCTTACGGGTGTGCCAAAGTATATTCATATAACATTTGTAACAACTATAAGAATTCTTATAAAATGTTTATTTCAAATGGAATATTATTTAACCATGAATCACCAAGACGTGGAACTAACTTTGTAACAAATAAAGTAGTTAAAAATGCTGTAATGATTTCTAAAGGGTTAAAAGATAATTTAGCATTAGGTAATTTAGATGCTACTCGTGATTGGGGGCATGCCAGAGACTATGTTAAAGCCATGTGGTTAATGTTACAACAAGACAAACCCGATAATTTTGTATGTTCTACAGGTGTATCACATTCAGTACAAGACTTAGTTGAATACACTTTTAATAAATTAGGTTTAAATTGGAAAGATTATGTCACACAAGATCCAAAATTTTTACGACCTGAAGAATTAAAAGATTTAAAAGGTGATTCTACTAGATTAAGAAAACTAGGTTGGAAACCTGATTATACATTTGAAACAATGATCGATGAAATGATCGAATATTGGGTAAAAAAGCTATGAAGTTAAAAATAAAACATTTTGATGCTAAGGTTTTTGAAAAAAAGATGGAACATCTTAAAGATATTAACTTTACTTTATTTATGGATGATATCCCTACAAAACCCGAGGATTCATCAGAAATCAATATTTTAGTTTTACAAGAACCAGATGAATATTTTGGTTTACATAATTGGGCTATTGAAAATAGTCATTATTTTTCATTTATATTAACTTGGGACGAAAAAGTACTAAATAACACAGATAATTCTATGTTTTTACCTTTTGGTCACACTTGGTTTAAACCTAAAAATTATAATAAAAAATACAATAAAAAGTTAGAAATTTCTCATTTAGCAGGAAAGTTAAATAAAACTTATGGTCATGGTATAAGACATGAAGTATTAGGTAGAGAGAAAGAAATAACAAAAATCCCAACTAAATTTCACCACACTTATGGAGATAGATACGATATTAATAATGCTAGACAAGGTAAAATTGATGTATTTTCAGACAGTATGTTTGCCGTTGCAATTGAGAATACAAGTCATAAAGGGTATTTTACAGAAAAAATCTTAGATTTATTTCTATTAAAAACTATACCTATTTACTGGGGTTGTTCTAATATAGGAAAATTCTTTAACACAGATGGGATAATTCAAGTCCAAAATGCTGACGATATAATTAGTGTGTCTAATACGTTAGATAAAGATGTCTGGATTAATTCAAAAGAAGCCATTGAAGACAATTGGAATCGTGCTTTAAATTTCGTAGATTATGAGCAGAATATAGTTGATCAAATAACTAATATTTTTGAACATAATGGGATACTGGAAGTATAAAGAATTATTTGCCGAATTTAAAAAACCTGATTGTAATATTTTTTTTGAAACAGGTACCTATAAAGGTGATTCTATTCAAGACGCTTTAGATTTACGTTTTCATACTATAATATCTATAGAATTAGAAGAACATTTCTTTAATGAATGTTTTAAAAGATTTCAACCTTTAGATATATGGGGACCACGACCAACAGAAATACCTAATTTGTACCTTTATAAAGGTGATTCTTCTGTTGTTATGCCTGATATATTAAATGAAAAAGTTAATAGCCCTACAATGTTTTGGTTAGATGCTCATCGTAATGGATACGAACCCCCCATTAAACATGAATTAGAACATATATTAAATCATAAAATTAATGAACATACTATTATAATAGATGATTTAGAATTTGTAAATACATCAATATCTATGGACTATATAACAAGTAAAGTACTAGATAAAAACCCCAACTATAAATTTATTGAAGCTCAAGCTTCAAATGCAAAACAATTAATAATAACGTTATAATGAAAAATAGAAAAAAAGTTTGGTATGCTCCTTATAAATTTGAATCTTATGGAGAAGCTGAAATAAAAGCAGTAGAAGAATCACTTAGAGATGGTTGGTTAGCAGGATTTGGTCCTCGTACTACAGAATTTGAACAAAAAATCGCTAAAGAATTCGGTAAAAAATATGGTGTGTTTGTTAATTCAGGATCATCAGCTTGTTTATTAGCAATTGCTTCTTTAGATTTAGAAAAAGGATCAGAAATAATAACCCCATCTTTAACTTTTTCAACCACATTAGCACCAATAATTCAATTAGGGTATGTTCCTAAATTTATTGATTCTGAATTAACTACTTATGTTCCTAGTGTTGACGCTATTATAGAAGCAATTACTTCAAAAACAAAAGCAATTATGGTACCTAATTTAATAGGTAATAAACCAGATTGGGAATCGCTAAGAATAGAACTAATGAGAATGAATAGATCAGACATATTTGTAATAGAAGATTCTGCGGATACTATTACACTTACTGAAGATTCAGATATTTCAACAACTAGTTTTTATGCTTCTCATGTTATTACTGCTGGTGGTATGGGTGGTATGGTAATGTTTAATAAAGAAGAACATAAAAAAAGAGCATTAATGTTTCGTGATTGGGGGCGTATAGGTGATAATAGTGAGGATATGAATGATAGGTTTACTCATAACGTTGATGGTTTACCATATGATTATAAATTTTTATATGGTGTATTAGGATATAATATGAAATGCGCCGAAGCTAATGCTGCTTTTGGTTTAGTACAGTTAGAAAGATTTCAATCCTTTAAAAATATAAGACGTGCTAATATAGAAAGATATTTAGAAAATTTAAAAGATGTAAAAGAATTAATTTTACCTGATGATAGTATAAAACCAAATTGGTTAGCTATACCATTACAAACTAAAAATAGGTTAGAATTATTACAATTTTTAGAAAAAAATAACATTCAAACCCGAGTTACATTTGCTGGTAACGTTACTCGCCATCCAGTTTATAGAGAATATTTACAAGATTTTGAAGTAGCGGATACTATAATGAAAAATGGATTTTTATTAGGTGCACACCATGGTATGAATACTGATGATGTTGATTATGTTTGTGATAAAATAAAAGAATTTTATGCTTCAAAGTAAAAAAGTAGTATACGTAACAGGATGTTTTGGTTTTATTGGAAGTCATGTAACTAGAGAATGTTTAGATAAAGGATGGCATGTTTATGGTGTTGATAAAATGACATATGCATCATTTGAAGATTCATATCATGAATTTATAGATCACCCGCGTTTTTTATTTGAACAAAGCGATATAAATGATTTAGAGTTTTTACATGAGTGTGATTATATAATTAACACTGCTGCCGAAACCCACGTTGGAAATTCGCTAGTTAAAAGTGATGATTTTGTAAAGTCTAATATAAACGGTGTTCATCATTTACTTGAATTACTTAGAAATTATAGAGGAGAAGGTCATGAAACACCAACTTTATTACATTTTTCAACTGATGAAGTATATGGTGACATAACAGACGGTGAGCATATAGAAACTGATATGTTAAAACCCTCTAACCCATATTCAGCTACTAAGGCAGCTGCAGATCAATTAATCACAGCATGGGGGAGAACATATGGTACGTCTTATGTAATTTTAAGACCTACAAATAATTACGGTATTGGACAATATGTTGAAAAATTAATACCTAAAGCAATAAAATATCTTTCATTGGATAAAAAAATTCCATTACATAATGATGGAACTCCAATACGTAATTGGTTACATGCATCTGATACGGCATCGGCTGTAATAACAATTATTGAATCCGGTGTTAAAAATGAAATATATAACATTTGTGGTGGATATGAGCAAAGTAATTGGGATACCGTAAATAAAATTCTTACATTACACCATCCAGAAGGATTAGAAAACTATAATCATTATTTAGATTTATCTTACTCAAGACAAGGTCAAGATGTAAGATATGCATTAAATGATGATAAATTAAGAGCATTAGGATGGGAACCAAAGGCTATATTTGATGAAGAATTACCCGAAATATTTAAATATTATACAGAAAATTTTATATGGTAGATAAGGATTTTTTAATAGAATTTGAAACCAAAATAGGAAATCTATTTAATGAAGGAAAAATTGCAGCTCCTATTCATTTATATTCAGGTAATGAAGACCAAACAATTGATATTTTTAAAGAAATAGATATAGAAAATGATTGGGTTTGTTGCACATGGAGAAACCATTATCAAGGTTTACTTAAAGGTATTCCCCCTGAATTAATTACTTCTAAAATATTAAAAGGTAAGTCGATGGTAATGAATTTACCAAAATATAAGTTTATATGTAGTTCTATTGTTGGTGGTATTCCTTCTATTGCTGCTGGTATAGCTTTAGCTATAAAAGAACAAGGTAAAAAGAATAGAGTTTGGTGTTGGGTTGGAGATATGAGTGCTGAAACGGGACATTTTCATGAAGCATATAAATATAGTTTAAATCACAAATTGCCTATTACATTTATAGTAGAAGATAATAAAAAATCTGTGTGTACGCCTACTAATAAAATATGGGGTAGGGAATCACCTTATTATTTAGAAAATAATGAATATAAAGGTGGTATATTAAAATTACCTAATTTATATTACTATCAATATGATAATAAAAAGTATCCACACGCAGGAGCTGGTAAACGTGTTCAATTTTAGTTATGAAATATATAGATGAATTAAAAAAAGCAATGACCTTACTATCAGAAGATGATAGAACACTTTTTATAGGTCAGGCGGTTGAATATGAAGGAACAGGATTATATGATAGTTTAAAACATTTACCTTATTATAAAAGACTAGAGTTACCTGTAGCAGAATACCTTCAATGTGGTTTAGCTAATGGTTTAGCTATTGAGGGTATGATACCTGTATCTACTTTCCCTAGATGGAATTTTTTATTAATGGGTACAGATCAAATTGTAAACCATCTAGATAAATTTGTTTCAATGTCTGAAGGAGAATTAACTCCTAAAGTTATTATTAGAGTAGCAGTAGGTAGTGAATCACCTGTAGATCCACAATGTCAACATAAGGGTAATTTTACTGAAGCATTTAAAAATTTAACCCAAAACATAGATATAGTTGAATTAATAGAACCCGAAGACATAATCCCAGCATATACAAAAGCACTAAATAGAGAAGATGGTGTAAGTACTATATTAGTAGAATGGGGTGATTTTTGTAAAACAAAATAAATGAAAATATTAATTACAGGCGGTAGTGGTTTTATAGGCAGAAATTTAATTAAAGGATTAAATAAAGAATATGATATATTTTCTCCTACAAGTAAAGAATTAGATTTAACTAATTCTGATGCTGTTGAATTTTATTTAAGAAATAAATATTTTGATTATATAATCCATACGGCATGTATAGTAAGTAGAAGTAATTCAACAGATCCCCCAGATATGGTTTACAAAAACTTAACTATGTTTTTTAATTTAATGAATAGTAAATCTAGATTTGGGAAATTTATTAATTTTTCTTCTGGGGCAGAATATGACATACGTAAAGACATTAATAATAGTAGTATTTTACAAAATAGTTATCCTACCGATTATTATGGTATGTCTAAAAATATAATTAGTAGACTTATAAAAGGTGATCCTAATGTTTGGAATTTTAGAGCATTCGGGGTATTTGGAAAAGATGAAATAGGAGGAGGATTTATATCTTCTAATGTAAAACGTTATAAGCAACAAGAAAGTTTCTTATTAAATCAAGATAGATTTTTTGATTTTTATTATATAAAAGACCTAGTTAAAGTAGTAAAATACTATATAGATAACCCAAAAACAACAAAACCAGAAAATGTAAACTTAGTATATACTAATAAACTCAAATTATCAGGTATATTAAATCTTATTAATAGTTTATCTCATTATAATGTAGATACTGTTGTAAAACACCTAAAATTAGATAAACAATATGTTGGGAATAATATAGGGGTTCCTTTAAAACTTAACTTAATAGGATTAGAAAATGGTATAAAAGAAATTTATAATGAACTATAAAATTACATATCATGCTATGGGTTGGGAGTTAGACTATTGTCTACAATCTTTTACCCAATTAAAAAAATCTAAATATTATCTCTCGGAGGATGATACTATTGAAATTAATCCTGTTTTAAATTTATCATCATATATAGTTGATTGGGAAGCTAGTAGTTTATCAAAAGAATTACTAAAAAGTAGGTTTAACCAATATTTAAAATTACTAAAAGATTATAAAGTTAATGCTCAAATTTATGAAGGAGATGAGTTATATGGACATTTAGACCATCAAAGAGAAGCTATATCTCCTGAAGTTGACTTTTATATTCATATTTGTCCTGATATGTACTTTAGTGAGCAATTACTTGCTACAATGATTACAAGTTCTAAACAAATAAATAATAAATATTTTGTTATTACCCCAGAAATTCATAAATTATGGGATCAATCATGGGATGAAATTACAGATAAAAATTATTTAGATGTTCTATATGAAGATTGGAATAAAGTAGATGTATTTGACATTAGAGCTAATAATAAAATTAATCAACGAGATATTACATTAGACCAAACATATAAGTCTAAATGGGCAGGTTGGTTTGATTTATATAATAAAGAATTTTATGAAAATTTATGTCCTATCCATGATGATTGGAAAGGGTATGGTCCGCATGATTGGTATTCTTTAATGTTAACCGAATTTGCAAAAACTAAAGGTATAGACTTCCAGCAATATGTTTTACGTGGTCAAACAATATTTGATTATCCTAATGGTCCTTTATTAGATGGTGGGTATACAAAAATGTATAAAGATTTAATAACATTTAAAGATCAACCTAACCAAAGAAAGGTTTTTGAAAAAAATATGCAACAATTTTTGGACAAAGGTATAAAAATGTTACAAACTAAAAATATATTATGACGCATTTAATATTAGGCTCGGAAGGTCAAATTGGTTCTCATCTAAAACATTTTCTAAAACAGAAGGATTACACAGTTTTAGAATTTGACATATTAAATGAACCTTATCAAGATTTAAGGACGCCTGGAAATCATTTATTAGAACAATATATTAAAGATGCAGATATAGTCCATTTTTTAGCGTTTGATGTAGGAGGTGCAAAATATTTAGAAAAATATCAAGACAGTTATAAGTTTATAACGAATAATATTAAAATAATGGATAATGTTTTTAATCTCCTTAAAAAATATAATAAACCATTCTTTTTTGCATCATCTCAAATGGCAGAAATGTCTTATTCAACATATGGTGTATTAAAATCATTAGGAGAAAGGTTAACAAAATCATTAGGAGGTTTAGTTGTAAAATTTTGGAATGTTTATGGTTATGAAAAAGATGAAGAAAAATCTCACGTAATAACCGATTTTATAAAAATGGCTAAACATAAGGAGGAGATTAATATGAGAACTAATGGTAAAGAATCAAGACAATTTTTATATGCTGAAGATGCATGTGAATGTTTATGGTTACTATCTTTACAATATCCTACAATTTCTCGTACAGAAAATTTACACATAACCAGTTTTAAATGGTCTACTATAAATGAAGTAGCAGATATAATAAACGATCATTCAATCTGCATAATTAACCCCTCAGATAGAGAAGATCAAACACAAATGAATGCTATGAACCCACCTGATGAATATATTTTAAAATATTGGGAACCTACAACATCATTAAAAGAAGGAATAATTAAATTATATGATTTATATTAAATGAAACAAGGTATTTTAATTCAAGGTCCTACTGATTTCTATAAAGAAGTAGCTGATTATTATTCTCAATATGATAATGTAGTTTGGTCAACATGGGATAATGAATCTATAGTTAGATTAGATTATATTAAATCAAAAGGAATAAAAGTTATATTAGTTACCCCACCTGAATTTGTAGGGTATATGAATGTCAATTTACAACTCAGATCTACATACGAAGGACTTGTAGCTCATGATGTAGATGAAATTCTTAAAGTTAGAAGCGATACTATTGTTACTAATTTAGATAAATTACTACCTAAATTAAAAGGACAACAATTATCATTTATGGCTACTTGTAAAGAAGGTGCTAGAAAAGATTTAGCATATGATTTAGTTTATTTTCATACGAGCCATGACTACCCAGCTGATAATGTTGTTTATGGAAAAATAGATGACTTAAAATTAATGTTTGATTTTCAAATAGATGAATTATTATCAATTCCACCTGAGGCTTTAATTGCTTGGAATTATATGACTAATAAAGATATAGATTTTAAATTAAATTATGAAACTATGATTAATAATGGTATTAGTTTCTTTTTACAAGAATGTTTAGATGAAAATGTTGAAGTAAATTGGTTGAAACGCAAAGTAAATTTAGTAGATTGGTATAAGGATAAAACCGTATACGAATGGTAAAATTAATAATATTTGATTTAGATGGTGTATTAGTAGAAGCTAAAAATATTCATTATAATGCCCTAAATGAGGCTTTAGGAGATAAATTTGCTATTAGTTGGAATGAACACTTATCAACTTATGATGGTCTAAAAACATCACAAAAGTTAGATATGCTTACTAAAAATAAAGGTTTACCTACGACATCACATTCTAAAATTTGGGAAGCTAAGCAACATTACACTCTTAAAATGTTAAAGGAATTAAAACCTTCAACACCATTACAATCAGTTATGTCTGCTTTAATCGAGGATGGTTATAAATTAGCTGTAGCGTCTAATTCAATTAGAAAAACCGTAGTAACTGTATTAGCTAAATTGGGTATTATAGAGTTTATGGATTTAATTATATCAAATGAAGATGTATTAAATTCAAAACCACACCCCGAAATGTATTGGCAAGCAATATCTAAAATGAAATGTTTACCTGAAGAAACTTTAATAGTTGAAGATTCACCTTATGGTTTGCTTGCAGCAGCCAGAAGTAAATCGTATATTCTACGAGTTAAGAATCCACAAGAGGTAACTTATAAAAATATATCTAAAAAATTAATACAAATACAAATGGGAGATACACAAAATATACCTGCATGGCGTGATGAAACGTTAAATATATTAATACCAATGGCTGGTGCTGGTTCAAGATTTGAAAAAGCAGGCTACACTTTCCCTAAACCACTTATTGAGGTAAAAAGTAAACCAATGATCCAAGTGGTAGTGGAAAACTTAAATATAAAAGCAAATTATATTTATGTTGTTCAAAAATCCCACCGTGAAAAATATAATTTAGATGCTTTATTATCATTAATTACCCCTGGATGTAAAATAGTTGAAACCGAAGGCATGACTGAAGGTGCGGCATGCACCGCCTTATTAGCTAAAGAACATATTAATTCAGATGCACCTTTATTCTTTGCTAATAGCGACCAGTTTGTTGAATGGGATTCAAATGAATTTATGTATAAGATGAATGAAACAGATGCTGATGGTGGTATTGTTACATTTACAGCTACACATCCAAAATGGTCATTTGCTAAAGTAAATGAACAAGGTTTAGTAACTGAAGTAGCAGAGAAAAAACCTATATCAAATATAGCAACTATAGGTTTTTATTATTGGAAAAAGGGTAGTGATTTTGTTAAATATGCAGAACAAATGATTAATAAAAATATTCGCGTAAATAACGAATTTTACGTATGTCCTGTATTTAATGAAGCTATCGAAGATGGGAAAGCGATAAGAACATTTAATGTAGATAGAATGCACGGATTAGGTACTCCTGAAGATTTAAATGAATTCTTGAAACAGGATATAGCTATATGATTTTAATATCACATAGAGGAAATATTTCAAGGGCAATACCTGAAAGAGAAAATGATCCTAAATATATTCATGAAGCTATCGTTAACGGATTTAATGTAGAAGTTGATGTTTGGTTTGTAGATGGAAAATTTAAATTAGGACATGATAAACCTCAATATGATTTTCCTCATCAGTTAATAGAACATCAATCAAAAAAATTATGGATTCATTGTAAAAATTTGGAGGCCATAGCCCAATTTAATATATTGGACAGAGATGGTATTTATATAAATTATTTTTGGCATCAAGAAGATGATATTACATTAACATCTAGGGGGTATATCTGGGCTTATCCTGGTAAACAACCTATAAAAAATAGTATAGCAGTAATGCCTGAATTAAATAATGATGATTTATCTAAGTGTATAGGCATTTGTAGTGATAATATAGTAAAATATAAAAGATGAAATTAAGTGCAGTAGTAGTAACTCGTAATGATAATTACGGAGAGAATTTAAATGAAAGGGCAACATATTGTCTTAATTCTTTAATAGAAACCTTTGATGAAGTAATACTCATTGATTGGAATTCACCTAATAGTAGACCACAATTGTGGGATATAGATAAAAATATTAACTTTAGAGGTAATCTAAAACATATTGTAATTACTCCTGATATAGCTGCTATGTTAACAAATAACGATCCAGATGCTCAAGTATGTTGCGAAACATTAGCTCGTAATATAGGCATCAGACGAGCTACAGGTGATTATATTGTATCAACTAATATTGATGTAATTGCCCCACGTCGTGATCAATTAGAACAAACTATTCAAAATGAATTAAATGATAAAACTTTTTATACTATATCACGCCGTTATACTGATTGGAAACAAATAGAAGAATTTCATGGTGGTGAACGAAAATTTAGTGAATGGGAATCACTTCGTGATCATTTAATTGAAAACAGTGAGGAACGTACTACAGGTGAATCTGTAGTTGAAGGTGATAACTATAGCATTATAAATTGTTGTGGTGATTTTCAATTAGCACATCGAGATATTTGGAATGAAATTAGAGGTTTTGAAGAAGAATTAATATATGTTTTATATAGTGATACTAATGTTCAAAAGAAAGCCCTTAAACATGGATTTGAATTAAAGGCTATTTACTCACCTGCTTTATTTCATATATTCCATGGTAAAGGTGGAGGTGGATTTCTAGATGGCATTAACAGAAAAGTAAATGATATGTATAGAGCTGTTACTGCACAAGAAAAAACAGAAAATGCCGATACTTGGGGGTTTGAACCCATTGAAATGGAATATGAAATATTATAATATTTATAATAAAATACAATTAAATGGAAAATTTTAAATTAAATCTTTCTGATCTATATCTTTCAGAAGACCAAAAACTCGCGGAAGATGGTTTTGATCAACGAAGTGGATATGAATACAAATTAAAAGTAGGAGATAGAAGATATATTCTAAATTATGATGTTAATAAGAACCCTACTAAATTAGGGATTAAGGTAAAGTTTTTTCCATTAGATGATAAAGGGAACGAAATTCAAAACCCTAGTGATGAATTACTTGCTCAAATGCAAAATGATATATCTACAAAATTATCACCTAAATTTAATGAATATAAATTAGAATTTGATGAGGATGAAGGTGCACCTGAAGAAAATGTTGTTGCATTTCAAATCCCCTTATCTTCATTTATATCTTTTATTGCAAACACTATATTCAAAGATAGTGAGTAAAAGAAGAAAACTATCAAATTTAAGAATG